GTTGAAGCTGTTGGTGATAAGTTTGTTAACAGTAAAAATATAGGTGGAGTTCGTAAAGTAAAACTAGAAGAGTGGTTATGGAAAAAGAATCACATCTGTGTGCTGCGATACTTAGCCGAATCAGCAATAGAGTCTGCCAAAAAATCCAATGATTTTGTTGGTAGAAATTATGATTATAGTTTTACAAAAGACGACAAGACTATTTATTGTTCTGAACTTGTGTATCATTGTTATCTTCCGTTTAATAAATTTTTCATGGATCATATAGATGCAGACGACGACATATTACCTATCGACTACCTTAACTCAAGACACTTAAGTTTGATTTACAATTCTAGGAAATAGTTAGCTCCATAAAGCGACGCGATATATGGAGTATAGTCTATTTTAAATAGCGTATCTTTTTAATGCAACCTTGTGGAATATGCATCACACAAGACAAAGTCTCATTGGTTGTATCATTGTTTAAAGCTAGGGTAACAAGTTTTTTGTCCTTGTAAAACAAATACCCAACACTTTTAACCAGTGCCAAATCATTCGTAACTGTCTTAATATCTTCCCAAGCATCACGAGATTGAGCATCTACCCAAGTTACTTCAACAATTTTCATATAGCCTTTACGTCAATTCGCTTGATTGACTTTGTAGAGCTGTGCCACTTGGCACACTTCTTACATTGATAGCGTTGATATTTACCCCGTGATGTAATAAAAAAGCCCCGTTTTTCTAATTGAAAGCTTCCACAATTACACATAGGACGAAGACCATCATCGTAGATACTGAAGTTGATAGAGGTGTCCCAGACTTGAAGCTTAGTGTAAAGCTCCTCTAAAGACAGTACGTCATACTTATTATACTTTTCCATTTCACGCCAAGCAACTAAGTTACCCTTTAGACATTCGTCCCATAGAGCAAATCCAAAGAACTTACGACCTTTGTTGGTAATCTTTTTATACTTGGTGCATAGCTTATCAGTCATGTACTCAAGTTTATTGCTGGTAAATGCGAAGTGTTTCTTGGCAATCTGAAGTGTATCTACGTGTTGATATGGACTTGGAGGTTTCATTCCATTTAAAATGAAACGAGCGTTAAGTTTCTTTTGATCAAACTTCTTACCGTTCTGAGTAATAACAACATCAGCTTCGTCGAGTAGTTTCCAAATGGCTAAGAGAGTCTTCTTATCATTCTCTACGTTCTTCGCATTACGTTGGTCTCGATATAATATATTTTTAGGTGAATCTTTATACCACTTAGCAGACCATGAGAGGATGAACCAGTCTGTGTGGATTTGATTTAAAGCGACGTTCTGATCCCAAAGTCCCCAAACATAAGCTTTTATTGGAGCTGTCTCGATATCAAAAATCAATATCTTCATCCCTCAATTGGGCAGGAAAGAATATAAAAACTCAACCAGTTAATGGTCTAGGTCTAGCTCATTTTTAATTTAACCGATTTTCCACCACGTCCGTTTGACCCATCGTAACAAACCCTGAAATTTAATTTGTGATGAATACATTTCTTATTGATTCGACTAATAGCGTTAGCCGTAACAACCGTTGCGTGTACTGGTTTGGCATAACCGTCATATAAAGAATCACTGACATCTTTGATCTTCATTTTATTTTTACCGAGTATGTTTATGATTTCCAATTCGTTCATGCTGAACAATTCTTTTTCTCGTGCTGTAAGGAAACTTTTCATATGACTAACTTCTCCACTTCTTTTGCATAGTAATCGAAGTCCACATCGTCCCAATTAAAATTGTGGATGTCATTACAATGTTTGACAAGCTTACCAGATTCAATCGAAGTGACAACAGTATCGTATTTAGATTTGTTGGCGGTATGAATCCTTGCATCCCATGTACCTTCGGGAATCTCTTTCATGATGCTCTGAAAATATTCATCACTGAGAGAGTTCTTACGTTTCCAAGTACCCATCTGACCTTTCGGAATAGATATCTTCTGCATAGGGAAGCCAGACTTTGACACATAGTATCGAACAGTTTTAGAGCAAGGCTTGTCACCGATCATTACCTTGGCACCAGGAGGAGTCTTGTATCGAAGCATGAAATCATACGGATCAGTGAACAGTCGCACGATGTGGTGAGGATTAACACCATCCAACAGCACATGACGAATAGACTTTTGCACTACCATTGATGAGAAGTCCTTATTCCAGAATCCATCATAATCGGAATCAGTTTCGGGATACCAGTAAGCACCCTTAGCTTTAATCTTACCTGTCTTAGTAAGTGCCATATACGAATTTACATCTCGGATGTACATCTTAGAATACTCGACTTCTTCCAACTCTAATCCTGTGTCCTTCTGCCATTCGTCTCTATGAAGATTAAATAAATATCGCATATCATTTCTGACATAACAGGTAATACCATCGGTGTTAACTTGGATCGGTACAACATGAGGGACTGAGAATAGCTGTTCAGCCAATTGAAGGATTTGAAGCTGACCATTTATGGTTATACTTAACATGTATTTCGGATCGTAGAACGGTGAGTATTGGTTATTACTATTACCAAATGCGCCATTTAACGCCAATTTAAACATGGCGTTTAAAGGTGTACCTTTCTTATGATTAAAGCGTTCAGCTTTTAAGTTCTTGTACTTCTCAACAAACGTCTGACCCAGGTGTTCAGGATATAAGTTATTAGCAATTGAGATACTCGGATAAAGTGAAGCAACATCTAGATCTACGATAGTCCACTCATCATTTGTTACAAATGTTTTACTCTCAACTGATGCGTGAAGTCCACCAAGACCGAAGTCAAATGTAAATCCATTGATGGTTTTCTCTAACTTAATGTTGTTCTCTTTGTCTCTGTACCAAGTTTGTGTTCTAAACCAATCATGTACTTCATCATAAGAGTCGTCACGGAACTCAATCTTTGGAAGTATAACATCCTTTAAGTTAACAGAGTATCGTTGAGTCTGAAGCATCTGTCCGTCTTTGTAACACTTGTCTCGACCTATTTGTTTAATCAAGAACTCTGAACCTATTTTAACATCTGAGTAATTTAATACGTCACCATAAATCATACCTGTTGCTTCAAGGTCGTGTCGCATTTCTATCAAGTGTCTACATTTTTTAAAGAAGGTGTGGGTTTCTTTAACATCATGAAAGTTGTATTGAATCAATATATCTTTCTCTTCGTCTGTCAAAGGTTTGATATCAAAAGGTAAGTCTTCTACAGACTCGCAACGCATGTTAAACTGTAAAGCTTTTAGTGACGTAGCACGAGCTTTATTGTTGAAGTGGTTGATCAAATATAAATCTATTTGTTTAATTAAACGATCTTTAAATCTAATAGGAAATCTTTGTTCTCTATCCCAGCTGATTAAAATTTGACAAAGCTCAGCAGCAAATTGCCAAGTAAATCTAGAAGAGTTCATTAACAAAGCGTGAAGAAACTCGTAGTCAAAACCAACATTGTTATAGCCAACAAAGTAATAGTCCTCTTTACAAGCCCAGTTTAAAAAATCGACAAGCTCTTGCTTCTGATCCTTACGATCAGATATCTCATAAAGAAACCATTGATTGATGTCTTCAATGTAACAACAGAACGTGAATATATTTGGCATGACCTCAAGGTCGTACGTTAAGTATTTTCGCATAAATAAAAGTGTCCCGATTTAAACGTCGGGACAAGCGTTAAGAGAGAAGCGATTAGCGCGTTGGAAAAGGGAACGGAGTTGGTGCAGCTTGTTGTTGTGGAACAGCTTGATTTTGTACTGGAGGTTGGAACGGAGTCGGTAAAACATTATGATAAGGGTTCGGAGCTTGTGTTGGAGGAGGTGTAAACACTCCACCATTCGGAGCAACTGGAATAGTTGATGCACCCATTGGTACAACTGGAGCAGCTAATCCGAAGAACGAATCACCTTGTGGTACGTTAACAATCTCTTTACCGTATCCAACTAATTGAACAGCTGACGGATTAAGATACATACCTGGTTTACCTTGACCAACAGCTGTGTGAGCTTTGATGTCTAGTGCTACGTTAACATAGTCACCATTCTTAACACCCTCGTTGATAGCAATGTTGCCACCGTTCTCGTATTTAAACCAGCGAATAGCAATTAATGTAGTTGCAGCAAACACAACGTGTCCTGCGTAACCTTCACGGATGTTGTAAGGCATCCCTTTTTCATCAATAGCTGTGTCGCCATCTTTATATTTATATGCAAATGCTGGAGGTACTACACCGCTTTGATAAAGCTTACGTGCCTCATCGTGGATAGTATTTAACAATGCTTGAAGTTGTTGATTAGGTTGACCATGTTGATCTACCTTTGGAACAGCTAAACCAAAACCGTATTGAACAGCTTGTTTACCCATCTTATCTAGCTTTGGAGCCTTAGTGTTGTAGTCAACTTGTGGTTGACCTTTGAATAGATCACCTGATTTCCAGATGATGCGACCTTGTACTAACATTGATATTTTTTCTTGTGACATTTTATTTTCCTTTTGTTTATTTAGTTTAATTTATTTTCAATAGTGTCTAAAGTGCAATCTAATTTATAAAAAGAATCCATAATAGTGATACACAGCAACGCTGTCAATCTATCTGGAGTTTGTGTTGACAAATTTTCACTGTAAAATTTAGTAAAAGCGTCGTTTATTATATCGAATCTTTCTAAATATGGTAAATAGTTATCGTATTGTTTTTCAGTCATTTTATTTTCCTTTTGTTTAGTTGTTGTTGAACAATTTGTTTGCTAATAATGTTTCGTCTACTTCTGCTAATTTAAAACCTGTTTGAACTGTTTCTGTAAAGCTTGCTACTAATTCTTTAGGTACACCTTTTTTCTCAGCTTGTGCCGGACTCATTAATGTCTTCTCTGTTAAATCAAAGGTTGACATAATTTTAAATGCTTCCGCATCTAATGAGCTTGACCATTTTCTGTTACTAAAAGTTGGTTGTAAAGAATAACCTCTAATTGACGCACCCTCTTTTAATCTCTTCTTTGCAAGATCTTGGATAGCATCAATCTTAACTTTGAATATATCTTTAACTCTGTCATATAATTTAAGTATGTTAGATATTTCATCATCTGTTAAGTTGTCTTGAACTTTGTCGTTCAATGACACATCTACCGCGTTGAAGAAAGCTTTGTTTATAGCCGGACACTCCTGTTGCAATGCCGGACAATATCTACACTTGTCTGACGTATTGAATCGGATGTTACCTTCTTTATAAACCTGTAATGTTTCTTGCATGAACTGATAGTATTCAAACATTTTTTCTGTCGTCAAAACTTCATCTCTTACAAAACCATTCCAGTGATGTGGTCTTGGTTGAATGACTCTAAGTATGATCTTGTTGTATTGTCTTTGACGCTTTACCAACTCGCCAATACCGTAAGATATAAGTTGCCAGTTGTCTTTAACCTCTACAATTCTGTGACCATATTTAATATCCATTACAACCAGTGTGTCACCACCGTCTTCTTCCCAACAATAATCCAGATGACCTTTTACCTTGATACTATCTACGACTGGAAACTCAATCTCAGTTTCACATTGGGCATCAAGTGGAATAAGTGGTAGCACTTTATTTGCATAGTGATACATATCACCATCAAAAATTACACCGTTCTTTGCAGTCTCAGCAACAAGTAGACCCTTATGGATTGACTCTACAAGCTCATGAAACGCTGTACCTTCTTTGGCTACATCTGAGTCTTCTTGTGGAGGAGTCTTTAAACTTAACGATCCGTTACAGACCATGATTCTCGGTAAAGAACTACTTCGTATTACTATCTCTTGTCCCTGTTCCATATTAGTAATCACCCTTTTTAGTTACGATACCTTCATTGACCAGCTCAGAATAAAACTGAATCATCTTTGGTTTGTCAGATGACAAAGCGTAGATGAAAGCTATTCCATACTTCATACATTTATCTTGTATGTACTTTTGATCAACAGATTTCGACGACAACAAATGATTGATAACCTGTGCAAAATTTCTAATGAACTCTGACTCAGAGTAAAAGTTCTTAGGAACATCTGAATTAGGTATAGTCATTTCTGCTTCAACCTTTACTTCAGCTACGATCGGAGCAATTACAACTTCTTCTTCTTTGACTTCAACTTTAGGCTTACGAGTAGCTCGTGGTTGCTTTGGTTGCTCAACTTTTATCTCTTCTGTTGGAATAGACTCAGGTAATTCTTGAATTGATTCCTTCACAAAAAGATCAAAACCCGACTGAATGTGTGACACTTCCATATCTTCTAGTAAATCACCTAATTGTTTTTTCAAATCAGCAAGTGTTGTGAATGTGATTTCTAATTTCATTTAGTCCAGCCTTGTTTCTTAGCTTGTTGAAACGACTCGAAGCTAATAACTTTTTTACCAGACTGAGACGTTAATTGAAACACTCTATCTTTCTTTAGGTATCCGTAGCTTCCTGTAAATAACTCTTTGTATTTCTTATGTGACCACATATTTTTCTCCTTGTTTGTTAAGTTTAATATATTATTTAATTAAAGCAAGCAAAATGATGCGGAGGTGGTTTAGGTCTCCGCACAAGAATTACTTCTTGATTGCTTTTTTAGCTGTAGTTTTAACTACTTTCTTAGGTGCTACTTTTTTAGTTACCATCTTTTTCATAGATTCTCCTTTCCTATTTCTTGACCACTAAGGTCTGTAAAAATTATAACCTTGCTCTTACTCATGTCAGGATTGTCGACATAATCTATTTTCTTATTATCGAACCCTTTAAATTGTAAAATGTTTAACGCATCAACCGTTCTATCTTTACTCATGTGCTGACGCATCATAGAGATAGTCATTTCTTTGGTGACATATTTACCACCAAGTCTAGCTTCTCTCAAGAACTCATACACGTACTCAATGTCTGCTTTCGTATCGACTTCTTCTTCTAATTCTTTAGTAATATTTACTCTCTCAAACGAATAATTAGTTCTAAATATAGTGAAAGGATTGTTAAGCAAAGGACTTCCGTCGGTAAACTTAGTAACCTGACAGAACAAGGGAAGTGCTTGACCTTGTTCTAGAGTGTTACCTGTCAGATCAAAATACTCATTCTTATCCAATGATCTATAGACTCGACCAACACGAGAGTGTGAAGGTAACGCTGATCCCCCTCGACCAGCAAATTGAGTTACATCTTTGGACTGAGACGACGACTTACCCATGTGATTGATCAACTCTACTTGAGCACCTGATCTATCACGTAAGAGTCCCGCAAACTTAGCCACCGCCTTTGACATATCATTAAGAGCCGCTTCACTTCCCCAAAATGATGCGATTGGATCTATCACAATACGCTTGGGTTTGATATCGTTAATGGCTTGCAATAACTTCTCCAACGCTGAATGATTCGGATGTAAGAAGCCAAGTCTATCTTTGGTTATGAAGCACATGTCAGTATCTTTTTTAATGAATATACTTTTTCTAACTTTTTCAAATCGTTCTGGTGTTAGTTTCATCTGACGACATATTGCACCTAATACCGATACAGTCTTCTCAGTGTCATCCTCACCGATTAAAAACAAAGTCTTAGCTCCTGGTTGTAAACATTCAAACCCTAAGAACCTCTCACCTAACGCAAGACAAACAGACTCATATAGCGCAAGCGTCGTCTTACCTGTACCACCGTCTGCCGTAGTAATGTGAATGTCTTCAGTTGACCAGTCTTTAAATAGCTGAGGTTTTCTAAGCTTACTCTCGTCCATCATACCATCGAATGTTGTCTCAGGTGGTGTCCAACGAGTAGGATCGGTTGCCATATTTTGGACAGGCTGTGGAGTAAAAGGACAGTTAATAGTCGGAGCCACTTTAATACCAGCATTTATACCGGAGTTGATTGTAGCTCTTGCTTCGTGATCAGTTTTTCCACGTTGTTTAGCAGCTTGAAACAGATAATTAAATACTGTCTCATGAGGCAGACTACCTGTAGATATTAAATCCTGTGCAGCTTGGAAAGATTTCTTATTAAGTAAGTCATTTGATTCCCCTGGAGGAGCGTTAATAACATCGTAACAAATCTCAACAAGCATTTCTTCTGCAAACTTTTGTTCAATTTTAAAATTATTATGGATCTCTTTTGTGCTCTTCTCTTTAGGTTTAAGTAACCACTCAGGAGCATCAACCATTGGAGTCTTGTCGAAGCCATAGTACGCAATCCAACCGCCCTGACCGCGAGTATCAATACCTTTACCATAAGTCCCTGTAGTATTACCTACAGTCAAACCCTCTGGTAATTTATAAACGTAATGTTTACCACCAGTCATTGTAGTTTGTGACATAGTTTCAGGAATGTCTAAGTTGTTATCGACGATAGACTGGAAACCGTCTACGGTTTTAATATCAATATCTAATGCAATGATACCATTGGTAGACCCACATGGTATTCCCCAGAATGTTAAATGAGATCCAAATTGTTGTTGCCACTTTACAATCTGCTCTTGGTTATCAGTTGCTAACGATTGCCAATCGCGTATCAACGGAATCTTTTTGTTGTCAGATGTTAAAGTCGCTGGAAATATCTTGAACATGTTGATCGTCCCTTGTCCTCTGTTAGTAAAAAGTGAGCGATACGATGAGAGGGGACAAAACTCCCATCGTACCATGAACGCAAAGAGCTACTTTGCGCTTGCTCTAAAAATATAATCTTCTATTCCATTTATGTAGTCGTCAACACTTTTGGCAAAAAATCCTATGCTGCCATGTGACTGAATTACTTTAATGTATTTTTCTTGTGCTAATTCTCTTTCCGTACCAGACCAAGTCCAGTTAGGTTCTTTAACCTCAACAGCTGTAAAAACTCCTACAGTTTTACCGACCATCTCTGGAGTAATAACAACTCTTGTGATCCCAATATAGTCAGACGACTTCATATGAGCATTAAATTTCTTAGATACATTACCTAGACCAAAGCGTACTGGTCGCCCTGTCGCATCTTTAAAAGCACCCGAATTATTTCGGAACAAGATAGAGGACTCTTGACTTGCTTTTAATTGGATCAGTTGACCGACTTCTGATTCATTAGATGGTTGCATAATCACTTAACTCCTCTATCATCTCTGTCATTTGTAACCTTGGTTCTGCTAAACTTTGTGAAATAGTTTTACCAAATTTAATATAATACTCTTTGTGTATCTGTCGATCTGTCATACCTTTTGACTTCATCTGACCAGCCCAATTAGCTACGACTTCTGCTAACTTTTGCTGTACTTCGATACGCTCTCTTTGTTTTTTAGCTGCACTTTTACCAGCTATCAAGCCTGCTGCTGCACCGACACGTTGTCCTATAGACTCTGGAGTCTCTAGTATAGTCGCATGTTCAAGCTCTCTCAGTGTATCAGGATCAATTAAAAACAGATCTCCATCCACTTGATCGGGAGGAGTGCGACCACCACCGTCACGAGTCTTGCTTGTCGCTTCTAATCCACAAAACGGACACTCTGTTAATGACCTCTCATAAGCTGCCGCACAACCGTTACAAATCCTCACCAAGCTCTCAAGATTACGACGCTTCTCTGGACGATCTAAAGACCACTTACGTTCGGTACAAGGTAAACCATGACGTTTAATATTACCAACATGATCAATAATTAAAGCGTATTCTTTATTAGGTGCAGGACGTAATGCTCGACCGATAGTTTGAAGATACTTTCCTAGACTCATGGTAGGTCTTGCAAGTGATACTATCTCGACTATCTTTTTATCTTTACTAACCGCTATGTCAAATCCTTCGTCAAACAAATCAACATTTAATAAAACATTTATCTTATTGTCTTTAAAAGCTTGAACACCGTCGAAGCGTTCTTTGTCAGAACTCTCACCTGTCAATAACTTTGCAGGTATTCCAACATCTAAAAATTCTTTTTCCATTCGTCTTGCGCTTGCAATATCAGAAGCAAAAACAATTGACTGTTTTCCGGCTGCAAACTTTTGATAGTTTTGCACAACGTCTCCAACAATTTGAGACTTCTCACTTGCGTCTGACATTTGTTCTTTGGAGTAATCAGATGTTGTACTTTTATTATGACCTAAGTATTGTTCGTAGTCTGACTTAGGTGCTACGATTTTATATTTAGATAAGTATCCATTATCAATAGCCCAACGAGGAGTAACACCTACTATTATTTTCTCAAACACTCCGTCTGTTTCAATACCTAAACCTTTTTTATCTAGTCTTTGTGGAGTAGCAGTCACACCGAGTATCCGAGCTTGTGGAAATAAATCTACAGCACGTCCCCACTTGTTGGCTTTCAACACATGAGCCGCTTCATCTACGACTATAAATTTAATACCTTTAGCCCAGTCACCATATCTGGAAATTCTAGAATTAAGTGTATCGACTGAAAGAATCGTCACGTTTGAATTGTGATTATAAAATTGTTTACCGTACTGTTGACGTTGAAGTGCAATAATATTTCTTATTGTTGCAGCAGGTGCAATAATATTATGAACAATACCTTCCCCTGCTAAAGTTAAACTAATCTGTGCAAGTAATTCTTTTCTGTGAACCATGATAGCACTCGAATGATTCTCACCGAACTGTTCATTTCGTGATATTTCTTCTACCATTGAAACGAATGTTACGGTTTTTCCACATCCAGTTGGCAACACTAAAAGAATTGATCTTTTACCTTTTGAATACTCTTTATATACTCGATCTTTTATCTCAATCTGATATTCTCGTAACTGTTTTTTCATTAGTAAAACTCGTTCAACAAACTTGGATTACGCATAAACATATTTAAAAGTTTAGCGACGTGGTCTGGCATCTCACGCTCACCGCTCAACCAATATTTAATTGAGAGTTTGTTCATTGACATAAGCATTGCAAAGTCTTGAGGTGACATATTAAAACCTGTTAAAAAATTGTTAAGTAATTGTTGCTTCTCTATTTTTTCCACGACGGAACCTTACCTTGTTTGACATTGTCTGATGCTGTTTTAATTCTGTTTGCTACTCGGATATCTGACTTAGATGATTTAATTGTTTTAAGTGCAATACTTGGTCTTATATACTGATATGATACACCATTAGGGTACTCGTAATTAGATATCTCAACCATACCGGACTCGTTTAATTTATATAAACAAGCTTCCATGATTTTAATATTATCAAAAGTAATATTACCTTTATCGTCTTCTGTGCATTTAAAAATATCTATATCAACTCGATACGCATATTTTAAAAGATCAACAAGAGCGTAAGGTTTTGTTCGTCCAACATACAAGACTTGAACAAGTTTATAAATTTGAAGCTTCTCTTGTAACAACTCATTGTCAGGATACCAATCAGTGTCTCGTATTTTAAACTCTTTTGGAATACCTCTAAAGAATGTTTTCTTAGTTAATTCACGAGTGATTAACAACTGAACCATTAGATTTAAAAACGGTTTATTGTTTAAATAAAAGTCTCGGTTTTTATTAAAGTCGTAAGGAAATTTAAAGTTACTTAAGTATGTTTCACGCATTGCACGTGGTAATTTAGGTCTCATATCAGTGTCCCTCCTGATTTAAAATTTAACCGAAGATACACAACGCTCGGTAAACACGTCTCGAAAGGTAATACTATTAAACCCTTGTGCTATTGACCATTACCCAACGTAATGGTTAAAAATTTTATAAATAATTATAACAAGACCTGCTGAACCAAGTAAACAAATTAAAGTCATTCGTAAAACATGACGTAAGTCTTCAATGACTGAGACTTCTATTTGATTTAATTTTGATTCTAATTGCTCTACTCGATCAAATAATTCTTTTGTATCTTCTTGTACTAAAGAAAATGCTCTGTTTGTTTCTTTAATGATTTTTTCACTCATTTTCATAGTTTCGCATACTCCTTTTTTAGTAGTTCTCTGGAAAGTTGAGGTATCTTTTGTCATTGAATTTAGCCCAGCAAATTTTATCATATTCAATCGCTGCCTCTTTCGGATCTAAATAGCACCCAAAATATTTATTCTTACCCTCGTGATAAATACTGACTGAATATTTTCCCGTGTCTTTTCTGAAGTGAACACCCTTGTAGTCTGAACTTCCTTTTTTCTTACCAATGTTTCTATTCTGTTCACTTCGGGTTGACCATTTACAGTTTTCTTTAGAATAACCAAGGTCGTTATTGATCCTATCAATAGAATAATCTTTTGATGGTCGATGTCCCATATCTTCAAAGAACCCTTCAAATTTTAACCACTTTTCGCAAACATCAATGCCGCGTCCGCCGTATTTATAATAGCATTTATTTTTTGAATTAAGGCATCTTTGCTTGATGCCTTCCCAAATTGTGTATTCGGTGGTTTTATTCATTCCATGTTTAACCATTATAACTTCGCATATTCTTTTTTAAGTAAAGCTCTAAATGAATCCATGTCCATAGAAAGTGCCCCTGACGGATCGTTTTTTCTCCAGTAACCTATTCCACGCATTCCAGCCACTTCGCAATGACCTAAAACATAGTCGAAATTAAATACACTTGGATTATTCCACTTCATCCAAAGTAAGAATTTAACTAGTGCCGCCTCTTGCTCTTTAGTATAAGGTAAATATGCGCCTGCAAATTGAGAGTCCTTGCTCTCTTTAATGATGCGAACATCTTTAGGTTCAATAGGGTTTTTAAAGCTAGTGTCGTAATATGTATAATACTTTCCGTTTTTCAATCCCAATCGTCCAGGATTACACATTTCCATCCCCATTAGTCGATCTGAAACACCTTTGACTTTTTTACCGTTAATTTCCCATGCGGACTCACCAGCATGATAACCCCACTCAGATAGATTATTAGGTTGTGCAATCTTACCGTCAGTACCCATGCACATATATAAATAACCTTGAGTAGCTCCGTAAGCACAAGATGATTTAGCATTTTCAAAACCATTTTCATATCTACCAGCTGTAAAATGTACAACGACCCCTGCTGGATAATTATTAGGATAATTTCCTTTAGCCTTCATCTTTGGGACTTGAATCGCATCTGGATACCAAAGTTTCTTCTCACCAAGTTTAGTCAAAAACACTGGTTTAGGTGTAGTTACAGGTACTGTAGGATTAGTATCGGGACGATCAGGCTCTTCAGGCTTTACATCTTCCGGTACTGCTTCACCCAATACTTGTGAGATCAAAGCAATCTGTTGGTCACATAGTGAATCAACATGAGGATCGGTTGATTCCTGTTTAATTTTTTTCGCAAACCATCGAATAGTGTATAAATCTTCTCTATTCATATTATTCCTTTTCAAAAAACTCTGGATCAGAGTTGTAGCAAGTTTCACATTGACCTTTAAATAGATCAAGATCTTTTCTATGACACCACTCACAATCACCATGTTCGGTTAGTAATTGATCAAAAGGTATCGGTTTTGAGTCATCTTCTAACATTTGTGGATCGAATCCTGGTGGATAATTATTCATTTTATACCCGATAGAGTATTAAGTGCTTTCTGTAGTACTAAAGAATCTACCACAGTAAAATCAGTTCCTATTTCTGTATTAGTTACACTCTCTAAGGCATTTATAGCTTTTTCTGATTTACGTTTTAAATCTAATAATTCGTTTACTGTTAATCTTAGTTTTTCACGAGTCATATCCAACTCCGCAATCAACTTATTCATATTTTCTTTATTCACTTCGTAGACCTTACCGATTATATGACTCATACCCCACCATCATCTTCTTTAAGCGCAGAACTCGCTCTGTAGCTAGCATCGTCTCTACTAGAACAAATAGTTATATCGCGCAATGCTATTCTCAGCTTCTCTATTCTGGCATTGGCTTCGGTTAGGGCTGCGATTTCTATGACGTGAATAATTTCTACAAATCCTTCTAGCCATGAAGGGTATGTGTTATATACTCTAGTAGGTCGTCTGTTAATTTTCTCAGAATCTACTACAAAATACTCTCTATATGTTTGTTTATTCATTTAAAATACCCCAACATAATAATAAAAACTATGAGAAATAAAATAATGGCAAGCACAAGTCCTCGCTCCAAATAAAACAGGTTGTAATAATCACTCAAACAGATGCCAATACTTAGAATCCACAAAAAGAGTCCAATAGAAAGCAATAAATAAATCATAGCAGCAAAATCCCATAATAACTGTCTCATCACTTACCTTCTTTCAGTTCTAATAAAAACTGTTGTACGTCTACAAATAACGCCCGTTCTGTCATGTCGTCATTATATCTAGGGTGTAGCTTCAGAAAGAATATCGCCTTATCGAGCTTGGCTTGAAGCCTATCTTTTCTAGCTTCCATATTTGAAATATAAAGCTCGGCGTCTTTTAGCCTTAGAGACGTCGAGTGTTCCGTCAGCATTTTTGCGTTCATGATCCTTACTTGGCTCTCTAGTTCGCTCATTGCAGCTTGGTAATCAGAAAAGAGAACATATTCGCCGTGACTAGCTGGTGCCTTGTGATAGCAAACAATTCCGCTTATCAATATTTCAGTGAAAGCATATCGTTTAATTTGCTGATTCATTTTGAACCTCGTCCTCTAAGGTCATAGTACCAACAGTGTTTGCACGTTATGGTTCTAGACGGTTGAAAATCTGGGTCTTGCCACATCTCGTGAAATCCGAAAAAGCATTTAATCTTTTGAATCATTTTGACTCCTTATGTTTTACACATCCAATTTCAGTTAGCTTTTGCATTGTTTCAAGCGATACCAATATAATAGTTTCTTCACAAAATGGACTTGCTACGATTTTTGCCGACTTAATTAGATTGCTCCACGCTTCTTTAACTGGGTCTGCGCCTGCGGACAAAGTGTAGTTTTGATGTGTGTAATTGCTCACGTCTCACCTCGTAATATTGAGAGTAGTTCGACATCAAGTTTTTCAATTACAGAAGACGCGCCTCCATAATATTCATAAGCTATATGAAATGAATTGTTGCGGTCTTTAAATAGCTTTTCTATAACGGGCAAGAGTGACTGAGCACCTTCAAAAAATGCTAGACCGCCGCCTTCATGTAAATCTGTATAGTCTTCTGTCATACGCTCTATTTCTAATTTAATTTGTTCGATTAGTGTCATACTTAATACTCCTGTCACCATTTGGGTAAATAGTTATAGTTTTTATGCCTTGTTTGGCAACTATCGGTTGATTGTTTCGGATGAACATTCGTTTTATAAATACGATTAGTGTCATTTTTGAATCCCTATTGTATCAAGACACTCACTACACTGGTAAACAATAAATCCAGACGATTCTTTCTGGATAAAAAATGCGTGTTGGCATCCAAGACTTTTAAAGAAGTAATATATTTTAATTATTAAGCGGTTCATGCTGGTATCCAAGTGGCTTTTGTCACACATATCAATAATATTTTAATCATATATACCCTTCACTCTCTTTAAATAGTCTCTCACTTTCAACCATGTCATCAATCATTAACATTACGACACTTCGTATTACAAACTGACGAGCTAAGAATAAGTTATTAAATTCAAACATCTCAATGCGTCTTTCGTAGTCTCTAAACGCTGATATCGGTCTAGTCTCAAAATAGAATGTCAAACGAGTGAAGTCATTTTTAGTTTTATTATATTTATCAAACTCTTGACCATAACCTGCATGAGTCATTTTCTTAACCAAGTTAATCTTACGATTAAAATACCGATCAGCGTTTTTAATCTTTGGATCTTTGTCAAACATATCAGACTTATTCACAACATAATTATATTGATCTTGTCTCAAGTTATATTGTTCAATCAACGAATTTACTGCTTCATCATGCATTTCGTCATCTCAGTTCTCAAGATCTCATTTTCTTGTATCAGTCGATCACTCTCTAATGCATTTATTCCTGCTATCATGATAGCAATCCCTAGAATAATATAGTACATCGTCCGTAAACTTAATATATCACTTAAATACCACATAAAAATACCACCATTGAATAAAGTCCACCTAATATGAAAAACCCAACTAAATAACACATTATAAAGCCCTCATTGGCATCATAACACCATGTCGAGTTGTATCACTACAATTGACTCGTACAGCACTTAACGGATCACGCATGATGATCTCAACACCTTGTGCTTTGCGTAGTCCTAAACCTTTTTTAATACGTGATAATAAATCAGGATTAAAAGCAATTGCAGTATTAACCAATACTGGCTCTAATTTCTCAGGAGTATGTGTTAACGTCTTATCCCATGTTGCATTGAACATCTGCCATTTTGGAAATTTAACGGCTGCATCAGGCTTTAAAATAGCACTATAGTCTTGATCTAATTCACTCATTTTGTAAGCTGTTTTGATTACATCTGAATGATAAAAACCAATGTCTAGGTCACTGTCACACTTAATTACACCCATAATATGACCGTCTGTAGCGACCAACACACGCTTTTTATCGTCTGAGCTATGCTTGTCTACCTGAACACCATTTAAATGGTATCTTGAGGTATCTGACGAGGCTACATGTTTACTTAAATTGTATAGATCTTGTATCATTGTCTGTCCCTTTGTGAATACCCGAGGAGCGACTCTCGAGTGTTGTTTATAAAAATAAAATATGACGTAGCTAACACTACGTCAATTTGTGATATTGTGCGTTAAACTCTGTTGTATATTTGCCAAAACTTACCTTTGAAATAACTAACTGCCACTGCTCTATATTCTTCGTTTTCCAATTGAATGTTATTCACTTCACAGTACTCTAATACATTACCGATCTGTGCTTGTAGGCTTTCAACTTCTTTTTTCTTAACCAATAAGTCAATAATTGCAGATTGCTGCTTTTTAATAACCGCATCCGATATCTCTGCATCTGTGAATATATACTCAGTGCCTTTTTTGTAATATTTCTTATAAATTGATTCCATTGTTTTATCCTTTTGTTTGAATAAAGCACAATTACCTTATACGCTATACGGTATAAAGCCTACTACTTATATATGTCAATCGTTTGATATGACCTCACCTTCAATATTGTAAAATGTATCATCCTCTGTATCTTCACAAAACTCACCACACTCCTCGATTGTATATTTTGCTCGTGTGTAATCATTTGCACCCATCCAATAGTCCTGACGAGCCATAGCTTTAGCTTCTGGACTTAATTCAGAATATCTATATTTTGCAATATTAAAATTACGACCATAGTCTTTTAAATCTAAAACTGCTTGCTTGATCACATCCCAATTTATACCAACACTAGCTTCATGATTCACTTTTAAATAGTCTAAAACTATACAGCATTGATCTATGGTCAACTCAGGATGATCGACCTTAATGTCCTCAACTTCCCATGTAATTGATATTTTCATAATCAATGCGCTCCATATATTACAGTCTCGTCATCGACCTCAATCACTGTCGTATTGTCTCTCAACTCGTCAATATCTGAATAACCATAATCAGCCAATACAGTAGCTATTTCAGCCTCTGTATAGTCACAGCACAGTGATGTGACGTCTAACTCTATCTCAGTGTCGGTGTCTTGTTCGTATGATTCTAAATAGTCGAATAATACATTTAATCCTTGATATGAGAAATTACGCTCGTATTGAATACCTTTGAAAGCGTCGTGGAATGTCCACTTGTTTACGGATTGTTTCATGATTGTCCCTTTTCTTATTGTTAGTGTAATAATAGCGAGTTATTACATTGCATAGCGATTTTGATCTCATATCTACTATATTGGTTTTAAAGCTCACATTTAGAGGTCTAAAATTAAAAAGTATTCGTTTTTATAATGGGAAAGTTATCTGAGGAGGCTTCGCTTCAGAGAAGCTCCTCCAAAGGTATAACCTTTTACCCATTATTGTTAAACAATAATTTAATTTTAGCATGACTTCTTGAAAAAATCAAGTTTTTTGTCATGACTTGGTGTGACAATGTTTATTTTTTAAACAATGTTTGCATATTTATGCAGACTCGTCGCGTTAATGTGAAACATTGTTTAGATATTACATTGTAACACTTACAATAAACATTGTTTAGATATTACATTGTTTAAGGCTTTCAACCTAATATTAAACATTGTTTCGTCTCGTTCAAGTAAACATTGTTTAAGTACGTCTTTAAAATATAAACAATGTTTAAGGTCACTGTTACAATGTTTACTATTTTCCATCTTTTGGATCATTATCACAATGTCATTGATCAGTTTTACGTTCGTTATGTCTTGTTCATTGCCTTTAATGTCTTGTTGGTTATGTTTCAATTTATCCCCTTGTCTTATGTTGCGTCCGTTGTCGATCGTTCAATGGTGAGCCTATTACGCTGTCGTATATTTAAGCATAATGTGTCATATCGAACGTATTGATATACATTGCATTGTGTGTGCCAAGTCGTATGCCACGTGCAATTGTTATAAAACTTTAAAGACTGAATGATTTACATGATGAATTGTAAGATATGCACAACGTGGTGCGAGTGTTACATTGTGATGAAAAATGTTTGAGGATGAAAAGAATCGTTAGGGTGGCATCAAAAAATAAAGTTTGTGCGGTGGTGTGTGGGGAGGCCTCCAATATTTTTCGTAATTTTTCCTAATCTTTTTCCTGTAAAAAATTTTGATATATTTTTCCAATCTTTTCCAGACGTTACAATGTTTAACATGTAAAAACTCTAGATTTTATTAACCTAAACACTGTAACACTCTTGACACTATCCCCCACTTCGACAAACAATTAAATAATATGAATAAAGCTGTACAACCTACAATCGACTCCCTGATCTATCAATACTTGGAACCGCAACACTCTATGGATCCATTAATTGTTGGCTTCATCAACGTCTACCTTCAGTGTCGACACGCAGGTGAAGCAGCAAAGCTTGTTGGCCTTAAACCCACTCAAGGTGTAACAATACTAAATAAACCTGACGTACAGGAGTGTATCAAACAGATAAACCTTATATCCGGTCGTAAAGCTAACTTCGATGCAAGCGAGATCTTAGAGCGAACAAATGAGATAGCTCAGTATGACCCGATAGATGTCTTCCATAAAGACGGAACCGTAAAAGCTATTGATGACATTCCAGCCTCTACTCGTCGTGCTATTAAAAAGATGGTCGTGCGCGAGGTGTGGGAGAAGGACATCAATGGTATGGACGTACACACAGGTTACATTAAAACAATCGAGTTCTACGACAAACTTCGTGGTCTAGAGATGATCGGGAAATATGACGGAGTCTTTAAAGACGAGACCACTATCAAACACGAGATCGGTGGGAACTTGGCTGCGGTACTGCTGGCTAAGGCGGAGGAGCGTGCGTTGGGTCGTGATGTAACAGATACACTACGTTTGTCCGATGACCCTATTAAAAATAGCTTTGCTATAGAGGCAAGTAAGGTAGAGGTAGATGACTGAGGCACAGTGGAGTGAGATAGCTTTACATAGAGGTGTGATTGAGAGATCGCTCAGTCGATATGGTCGTGACAAGCATTGGTGTCGTGATGTCGTAGCGGATGCGGTGGTGAGGATGGCCGAGAGAGCTTCGCAGTTAGGTGATGAGAGTCGACTAAAGGGTTGGTTCTATATCATTGCTCACAACATGGCTAAGAACGCATTACGACGCGACAAGCGTGATGCGATGGAGACCGACGGAGTGTATGACCCAAGAGTGATGGGACACTTCGACATGCGTGACATCGAGGACATACTAACCAAGCGGTTAGAGGGGAAGCAACTACGAGTGGTGTGGATGCGGCTCGTTGAGGGTGTACCTTTAGTTGAGGTGAGTCGGATGTATGGATGGAATTATGACACGACTAAAGCCAACTATAGACATGGGTGGTTGAAGGTGAGTGCAGAGTTATTGGAGTATTTAAAATGAGTAAAATGGAAGACTTCAAAGCGTTTGGTCAGTTGATAGAGAAGTACAGATACGACTATGAGAAACTGGTGTACATTATATTTCCTTTTGGTGAAGAGGGGACGGACCTTGAGAACGCTGCTCCTTATGACTGGCAGCTGCAAGAGTGGCGACTAATGTCGAAACACTTCAAAGACCCAGCAACTAGAGACATACCTTATAAGTTAGCGTTGTCGAGTGGGAATGGATCAGCCAAGACAGCCTTTGGTTCAATGACAAATATAATGCTCATGTATTCTCAAAAGCTGCGAGCACGAGTGACAGCCAATACACATAGTCAGTTGAAGTCGATAGTATGGCCGGAGTTGGACGTGTGGTGTAACCGTGCTCGGTACTTTAACGAGACGTTTGAGAAGCTTGGAGAGTCGATCAAAAGTCGAGATGAGAGGTTGAGGGAGAATTGGAGAACGGATCAATTTACCTGGGATGAGAATAATCCAGCTGCGATATCAGGACTTCATAATAAAAATAATGCAATATTACTATGGTTTGAGGAGTCGGCAGGTATTCCATCGGTTGTATGGAAGTATGCCAATGGTGCGATGACGGATGTGGATACAATAAAGGTTTGGCTTGCAATGGCCAATTCCGATGATCCAGAGTCGGCGTTTGAACAGAAGATGATAAGTCCTGATTGGCGTGGGGTAAGAATTGATACACGAACTCTATCGCACGTTTCCAAAGCGTTCACTGACGAGATACTTCGTGAGTGTGGCGGAAACGAGGACCATGATGACTTTAGGGTTCGAGTAAGAGGTTTACCGCGGAAGTCGTCGAAAGACTCGATTATATCAGCAAGTCGTGTAGAACAAGCCATGAGTGTGACAGACTTTGACATTAGTTCTCAAAGCTTTCTACCTTGTATAATGACTGCCGATTTAGCTTGGACTGGGGGAGATTACTGTGCGATTTTCATCCATCAAGGACGGTATTCAAAACTTGTAGACTATTATAAATTGAATAAAGAAGAAGGACAAACTCACGTCTACACTTATCAGAAGATGTGTGCGTTGGAGCGTGAGTATAAAGTGGATCATGTGTTGATAGATCAGGCCGAGGGTAGTGCGGTGTTCTCGTTTGCTCAAGCACAAAATAGATACAACTGGGAGCTGGTAAGTTTTGCGTCTACTCCAAATGATACACCTGAGTTCAAAGACTCTCAGTATCAGAACATGCGAGCGCAGATGTATTACGAGGCGGAGAAGTGGTTAGCAACTGGTGGAATAATTGACGTTGCAAAAGATGAGTGGCGAGACAAACTTAAAAAAGAGTTATGCTGGACTAAAGGCACGAGAAACAGAACAACATTAAAGAAGCAGGCCGAACCAAAAGATGACATTAGAAAGCGTGTTGGAGGTTCTCCAGATATGTCAGATGCTTTTGTTTTAAGGTTCAGCAGGCATATAATTGATCGGCTACCGGAGAATACTACACAAGAGGTAAGGGATGTTTACGAACTAGACCACCCTCAAGTGGAATACGATCCATATAAAGACTTTTAAAAACTTGACTTATCTGCTAGACTTATTTGAAATGATAAGATAGCGAGGGAAGTTTATGGGTAATGGTTTTTTTGATAGCTTTCAAAATGCGTATGATCAAACATTTGGTTCTCAGAGTGCTATAGGTAGTGGTCCAGGTGAGAGCAATGAAACCAAAGAAGAAAAGAAGAAAAAAGAAGAATTAGCAAATGCTCCTTTTGTAGAACTAGCAAGAGTTCAGACAGAAGAAGCACGTAAAAAAGAAAGATTTGACGTAAACTCATCTCGTTTAGCGAGTATCTTTTTTCGTGAGCAAAGCCTTGGTGGAAGTAAAAAACAACAACCTGACATGCTGTCAGAGTTTTTAGGATTATAATGGATTATTCTAAACGCGATTGCGAATACCTGCGTGGTGTTTTAAGAAACGAATTTGAGACAATCAAACAGGACTGGATCGACAAAGGTCTTTGGGTCGCACCTAACACTACCAAACATATGTTGGGTCGACAAAAAGGTAAGCGAGACAATCATCATATCGTAGATCTTACTCACGTTGTAGCTCATAGATCGTTCGTTGCAGGGTTCATGGAGGGTAATACTTCTACAACTCGTGCATGGTTTAAGTTTGCTCACCCAGATAAAGACTTAAATGGTTATGAACCAGTTAAAGAGTGGATGCAGAATTTAAATGAGCGATGCTTATCTATCGGAACATCTTCTAATCTTTATCATGCTTTATCTCGTGGTTATGGTTTATATGGAATTTATGATACGTCTTGTTTATATATAGATGAGTTACCGACAGGTCCTCACTTTCATGTATTAACTCCAGGTACTTTTTACTTAATGAACGACAACACAGGTGTAGCAAACGTATTAGTACGTGAGTTCCCTATGACAGTTAAGAATGTGGTAGAAACTTATGGAACTAAAAAGAACGGTGAATGGGACTGGTCGTCGTTTAGCAATCGTGTACGTAGTCTCTTTGAGGCTGGGAACTATACAGCGGAAGTCACTATATGTGAGCAAATTAAACCTAACGGCTTCTTCGATAACGAGATGCCTGAAGGTGGATCAAACCGAAAATGGGTCTCATTAACTTATGAAGTAATGGGATATGATGACGTATCTGGATATGGTGTTTATTACGGTAATAACAATGACATTAGCACAGACGACGATAAGAGATTCTTGAGAGTTAATTATCGCACTCGTAAACCATTTATTGCTTTTCGTGGTGACTCGTCAAATAACTTTGCCTATGGTGAGACAGGTCCAACTACAATGGCACTTGGTTGTATTAAGTCTTTGAATAAAAAGGCTTTAAACAAAGACGTAGCTATTGACTTAATGTTGCGTCCTCCGATGCAAGGTCCTGCATCACTTCGTAAGTCTTATATCAATACTAATCCTGGAGCCTATGTTCCTCTTGATTCATATCAAGGTGCGCAAGGTGGAGCGAAGCAGTTGTTCCAAATGAGTCCAGCGATAGCGACATTGAATGAGGACATCGGAGACCTTCGTAATATGGTCAGACGCATGTACTACGAAGACTTTATGTTATTCTTAACTCAGAACCCTAAGACTCGTACTGCGGCTGAAGTAAACGCTGTATTAAGCGAACAGCAGCTCGTAATCGGTCCAGCCTTACAGTCATTAGATCACACCTTAAATAATCCTTTAGTCGACTTCTTAGCAGATTACGCGATGTTTGAAGATCCATATGTTGGTCCGGCACCAGAAGAGTTGTCGGGATCATCATTAAAAACTGTATTTATATCAGTTTTTGCACAGGCTCAACGCGCTGCGGATCTACCAAGTATTGATCGTTATATGGGCATGATTGCCAATGTTGGTCAAATGGATCCTAGTATTTTCCAAAAAGCTAATTTAGATAAACTTGCTGATTTATATGAAGATAGACTTTATTTACCAGCAGGATTGAATCGTCCTCAACAGGAAGTCGATGCACGTCGTGAGAAAAACGCTCAGGATGCTCAACGTCAACAAATGTTGAATGAATCTATTCCAGCATTAGCAGGTGCGAAATTAGATATTGCAACCGCTAAAAAGATAGATCAGACTCCTATAGAGGAATAAATGACTGAACAGGAAAGACTAGATGCCATTGATCACCAAAATACTCTAAAGAGTATTCAAGTTGTTATGAGTATGGGTCACGGACGAAACTTCATTAAGTATTTATTCAAGAATTTTTGTGTCGGAGATTACCCTCCTGTCGGGATAAAAGGGGAAGACTTGTTGGAATACATGTCATATCTTCGTGCTGGAAATTCAATATATAAAATAGTTTTAGAAGCCGCGCCAGATTTGACTGGACAACTTATAACTGAGATAGAAAAAGGGAGACAGGATGCTGAAAGAAAACCATATGTTAATGAATCAAGCGACGGAGAATAATAGTGGCGGAGGTGGAACAACCACGCAAAAATCGGAGACTCCTGCGACGAGTCAAGCGCAAGGGACTGGAGAAATTGATGCCCTTAAAGCAATGTACCCAGGCACGGCGGCCCCAGAAGCAGCCAAAGCAAAAGAACAACAAACACAAGAAGCAGCTCCGAACCAAGAAGCTCCGAAACCAGGTGCTTCAGGATACAAAGAACCAGCTCCTGGAACTGGAACAGGTTATGTTGACCCAGCCACAGCTACCGCGAATAAAGCGGCAGATCCAGCAGCTCCGGCACAAGCTGCTCCAGCTGATGAAATTAAATTCGACGAAACAGGACTAGCTCCAGAAGCTGTTCAGTTAGTTAAAGATTTTGCTAAAGCTAATGGGTTAAGCAAAGAAGCAACAGAGTCTTTTGCTAAATTCACAAAAGAACAAGCTAAAGTAATTGAGACGTATGAAGCTGAACAAAAAGTTAAAGTTGAAGCAGCTCGCGCACAACAAAAACAGGATTGGTATAATGGACTAAAGTCCGATAAGGATTTTGGTGGTGAGCAGTTCCATACCAATTTAAAGCGTGTTGACACTATAGTAGAAAAGTTTTTTCCAAATACTATAAATATGTTGACAAAGTCGGGTGGAATACTGCCTCCTGATATTATGAAAGATTTACATTCTTTGCACAAAATCCTTTTAGGGTCTGAGCAAATGGTGAACGGTGGTCACGAGCCGAGCAGCGGAACTGACGATCAAAGCTTTCTTAAAAATTTTTACAAGTTATAAAACAATTAAAACAAGGAGTTTTAAACTATGGCAACTAAGGGTATAGGCTTTGTAACATTAGCCGACGTAGCAAAAAAAGGCGATAAGGTAGCTGAAGTTCTAACATTGAAAAATCCAATGTTAATGGACATTCCTTATCAAGAGATGAATGAAAAAACGATTCATAAAGAATCAATTCGTTCTTATCTTCCAGCACCAGTTTACCGCAAAGCTAACCAAGCTGTTGCACCATCAAAGACAGGAATCGAAGAGCGCACGTTTACAGCTGCTCACTTTGAGACTCGTTCAGTAATGGATGCAAAAGTAGCAGAGCGTGGCGGTATGGAACGTGTTGGTATGAACCGTTGGAATCAAGCACAAGGTCACATTCAAGCAATGGCTAATGAGCATGCTCGTTTAATGATCTACGGATCTCCGTCTGGAAATGGCGATAAAGATCTTGGATTTAACGATGTATATTACACTCTTAATTCTGCTGTAGACACTTCTAAACAAGTTGTTTCTGCTGGTGGAGCTGGTTCAGATAACATGTCAATCTTGATGGTTAACTGGGGTTCAAACTCTATCTTCGGAGTTCATCCAGCTGGAACATCTGTTGGTTTAAAACGTACTGATCGCTCTCCAGGATCTTCACACGTTCAAATCCAAGGATTAGACGAAAATGGAAACGCAGGAACTTATTACGGTTATGATGAATCTTTCGAGATTGATCATGGTTTAGTAGTAAAAGATTATCGTCAAGCTGTTCGTATCTGTAACATTGATACGTCAAATTTGATCGCCAACGTATCTGCTGCTGATTTACAAGACTTGTTAATCACGGCACGTTATAGACTTGACGATGCAAATGGAGCTATCATTTACATGAATCGTATCGCTCACGCAATCTTACACAAACAAGTTCGTAGTTCTGTATCAGCAGGCGGCGGATTAACTTTCCAAAATTATGAAGGCCAAATGCTTTTACATTTTGAAGGTGCTCCGATTCGTGTAACTGACGCATTATTGTCAACTGAAGCAACAGTAGTTTAATAAAGGAGATAAAAGATGTTTCATGATATTCAAAATCAACTAATGGTAAAGCAAGCGTTCACTACAGGTGCAACGCTCTCTACTGATGTATATGACCTTGGTAAAGAAGGAATCGACATTTCTATCGGTGAGATGTTTTCAGGTTTAATCGTAGCAACTACTGCTCCGGCTGGAACTGTAACAGCAACTTCTTACACTTTAGAAGTATTGCAATCTTCTGCTGCAAATATGTCATCACCTGACGTATTAGTTACTAAATCTGTTTTACCAGCTGCTTTAGCGGTTGATAGACAAGTTACGTTAACTATCGAGCAAGGTTCAATTTCTAAACGGTACTTGTCTTTCAGAGTAACAGCTGTTGGTGGAACTGCACCGACTGTGACTTTATCTGGATTTCTAGTTCCTACAAAAGAAATCGCAATTAAAGACAAATATTTCCCTAAAGTTTACAGTACAATTTAAGCTTAGGAGTATTTTGTGGCTGAGAATTTATTTAAGAAGGTGGCAGAGCAATCTGCCACCAAAATTGAAAATCAATCAGAAATCAAACTTGTTAAAGTTGAAGCAACTCTTATGGGTTGGTACGACAGAAAACGAGTAAATCCAGGTGATGTTTTAGAAATCCCAGAAAATCTGGTTTCTAAAAAATGGATGAAAATTATTAAGTAATTAGAGGTGAACAATGTGGGATAAAACAAAGATTTTTAATCTTGCTTTGAGCGCGTTGTTTCTTCAAAAAAGAATTTCAAATTCTGAAACAGATACGTCAACAGAAGCACTTACTTTAAATAATCTCTGGGATACGTCGTTTCAAATCATGCTCCAAGAGATGGATTTAGATTCTACAGCTATGACTGCGGATTTAGAATTGCTTGAAGTTGACCCTAATGAAGACTGGACTTATGCTTATAGGTATCCAGTTAATTGTGCGTTCTTGAGACGAATCGAATCTGGTGTTATTACTGACGACGAAGAGACATCTGTTGATCGCAAGGTCCAAATGCTCGACGGAGTAAAAGTAATATTTACCGATAAACAAAACGCTCGTGCTGAGTTTATTCCATATGACATAAACATTGGAGATCTTAACGCTGAAGCGGTTCTTTGTATTTCATTAAGACTTGCACAATCTGCGGCTCCATTAATTGTTGGTAAAAATTCAGAGAATGTAATTCGTAGTATTGAAATGCGATATGAAAAAGCTATTATAGAAGCTAAACGCAAAGACGCATCTGAGACATCTATCTATCAACCTGAATGGATGCGCTCGACTTTAGTCAAAGCAAGGTTGTCATAATGTATTCTAAAAAAGCTAGTTTTGCGTCAGGGGAATTAGATCCCTCGTTGCACGACAAGACAGATATTAAATCTTATTATTCTGGTTTAAAAACCGCACTCAATGTCTTCGTAAATAAAACAGGTCGCTTGGTTAATTTTCCAGGTACTTGGTTTTTGAACACTACATCAAACAATGATGAGAACGTCAGAATTTACGTTCCTGAGAACTTGGCATACTTGTTAGAGTTCGGCGTAGGTTACGTGCGAGCGTACGACCTTACAGACTTAGAGACCGAGAATTATCGTAACAATGCACCTAGTGCAACTACTGCTACAGATTATACAGCAGATGATCTTATTAAATTAAAATTTGAAACTGTTGAGGATGTGATTGTACCTAACTCTAAACAGTATTGGGTATATGTTGCATGTAAAGACAAGAACCTAGAAGCCTTTAGATTCGATGGAACCAATGTGGTTCGTCGTTCTAAATATATTGAGACCTATGTTGATAATACCGCAAGAGATGCTATAGCAGCTGGGAACAGATATGTTTCCATGAAAGTTTACATATCTTCGACTGGTAATATTTATCAACTCCAAGGTGGAATATTAAATGCCAATTGGGTTTTTTTACAAACAGGACTAGCTGGTTATTATGGTGTAGACGTAACTTATCCAGCGTTTAAAAATGCTCCAGCTATCACAATGAATTACAACGATACTCAAGCTAACATGCTTGCGCGAGTTGGACATAATGTAATTTATGGAATTACATGTGTTACAACAGATGATCAAGAGTCTTTGATTCGCAGAGTTTCTTCTTATATATCTACAGATCCTCTTACTTCTACTTATGTAAAAATACCGACAGGGACTCAATCTACTCTATTTACAATAAATGATCTTTCTATATTTGAACCAAAATATGCTGAAAAGATTAGTCATTTTAATGTGTATCGTAAACCTAACGAATTGTCTGCACCTGGATCTAGTCCAGAAGGTTGGGGTTTAATTGGTCAAGTGTCTAACAACATTGGAGATCTTACTGGTCTTTCGATAGATGTAGAATATATTGATTACGGACAAGATGCTGATTACACAAATCCTCCACCTGGACTTCCTGTAAATTTAAAAGACATAGAAGACTCAACGCTTGAGTTTTATAAGGTTACAAACCTTAATAATTATAACTCTCGTTTGTTGTTGATGGACGACGATGTCTTGTTTGCAAGTAAGGTAAATATTCCTAATTATTATTTAAGAGATTTTCCACTTACGGATGCTACTCCTTTTAATTTAAAAGTAGGTGTAAACAGACCGCGTATTCTTGATGTACTGGATGCAAGCGGTGTAATTATTTTTACATCTAAAGGTGTGTGGTACGGTGGATCAGATGAACCTTTATCTTCGTTAAATCCACTTATTCGTAAAATCGGTAACTGGATTACTGATGAGAATATACCACCAATGTTGACTCCTTATGGGGTTTTGTTTGTTGATAAAACAACTAATAGTATCAAGACGTTATCTTTTGATGACAACATTAAATCAATGGTTGCAACAGACATTTCACTTTACAATAACCATTTGTTCTACGGTAAAAAAGTTAAGTCTTGGACATTTTTAAATGGTGACAATCCAGTGTTGTTTGTTGTCATGGACGATGGAACAGCTTTAACTTTGACTTACGAGCCTGACGCTCAATTGTTAGCTTGGACAAAACATAATACTGATGGAGAGTACGAGTCAGTAATTACATATCGTGAAGAGAGTACAGGATTAGAATACTTGATAGCTGTTGTTAATCGCCAAGGTGTGAGAACAATTGAGATATTCAGTAAAAGAATCTTATTAACTCCTGAAACATTACGCACTTTCTCTCACTCGTCTTTATCTTTTCAATTAGTGAACGGTGTTCCGGTTATCATTAGCTTGGCACTATTTGAGGGAGATTGGTCAGAAGATCTTAAGTACGAAGGTCCTGTAGGAACATACTTTACAGATCGAATCGGTGAGACATTCATTGCATATACAGAAGATAGAGCAGAGCGTGTTTATCTAGAGCTTATATCGGCTGTTGTAGGTGCTCCTGGGGAAGCGGTGTTCCGTCCTGATCGTGAACTTCCAGAGTCTTTACAGTCACCGAGTGTTCCAGTTACGTTTGAAATATTTGAATGTCACACGCAAGTGATAGGATTAGAGCATCTTGAAGGTCGTGAAGTCAGTGTCATTGGCGACGGTGATGTTTTGTCTTCACCTAACAATAATATCGAACACACTACAGTATTGACTGTTGGAGCTGGTGGAATTTTAAATTTACCAGATCCGAAACATATCACTGTTGTAGGTCTACCTTATACGTCAGACGTTGAAACTCTTGAGATTGATTCCAAGGATGGATCCTTATCGTTAGACTCCAAAATAGTCAATGATGTTGTAGTACGCTACTCTAGAACTAGAGGAGCCTACGTGTCAGGTGTGTTCCCTACCGATGGTAAAGTCCAAGGAATGGAAGACGCTGACATGTGGTCAGAGGATGATCAAGCGAACATGCCGATAGCCGAGAAAGTCGTAAGTCGCAGATATCGACCATATAGTGACTGGGGACTTAACGGTAAGGTCTGTATTCGACAAGTTGATCCTTTACCTTTGGAAATAGTTTCGCTTATACTAGATGTATCTACTTAGGAGGATCGCATGTTTGCATTATTAGCTGTAGCTGCTGTAAGCGTATGGCAGGCACACGAACAAGCCAATGCCATTGAAGACAACGCAGAAGAACAAGCAAGAATTGCTGAACTAAACGCTCGTCTAGCTGAAATGGATGCAGCTGAAGCGTATCGCGAAGGTCAAGCTGGTCAAGCTCGATTCGTAGGTGATGCAACAAAAGCATCCGATCAACAAACTGCATTTTTTGCACAAGCAGGAGTAGACACTTCTCAAGCCGGAGCAGCTGCTGATATCGTACAAGAGTCTAAATTAAATATAGCTTTAAACAAACAAGACTTAGAGAAGCAAGCTTTACAAACTTCTGATAAATTCAAACGTGAAGCAAGTGCTATTAGAGAACAGTCTGCGTTAAATCAAAACGCAGCATCACGCCAAGCTCAAAGTACCCTAATATCAGGATATGCTGGAGCCATTGGTGCCGGAGCAAAAGCTTACGGTAGTTCTTCTGGTGCTAAGAGTGCCAAAAAAGATGCGAACAAAAAAAGATAGGAAATAATTATGCCAGTTTCAATACCACGAGTAGGACGCAATAAACCAGTAGCATCTGCTTCTGTGGGTCGTAGTCAATTAAATGTTCCAAGTGATGTAGAGAATGTTGCTCGCATTGGAAAAGCTGTCGGTAAAGTTGTTGAAGATTTTAGTGAAGGTTATGAAAAAGGATATGATAAACAAGAAAAAAAAGAAGAAAAAGATTTTGAAATGAACGCTAAAGAAGCAGCTCTTAGTATTAGATCTAATTCTCAAGATCCGTACAACGCTTTAACTAAAGGTGCGGTAGATGGTTCAGACTATGCGAATCGTTATCTTACTTATCAACAGACAATAAAAGATCAAACAGATTATGCGGTTAAGACGTATGGTAACAATCCTGAACGTAGAGTAGTAATAGAGAATCTAATTGCTCAAGAAACTAGATCAATGAATGAAAATGCTAATGAAGCGTATTTTGTCAGAGATCAAGCTCGTAAAATTAAGATTACAGAAGACTCTACTCGCAATAGAAAAAATGACGCTGCAATCTTGGCGACTAAAATCAATCCATCAGACCCTAAATCATTTGAAGAGTTTGACAAAAACTTAAACGACATTGATGCCAACATTAAAAGTTTAGCTTATCACACAGGCGCAACAATGACAGGTAAAGATGGTCAACCTATATACTCTGACGTTGTAGGAATACAATCTAATAAATCTAAAGCTGAAGCGATTCAGTCAAGTGTCGAGAACCTATTGGCTATTGGTCAAACTGATAAAGCCAAGGCTATTTATGATCGCTATTCAACAGATGTGATCGGTTTAAATAAACCAGAATTAACTACAAAAATAACTAAAGCTGTAAAGAACAAGGACATTCTAACTACAGCTGAAAACATTATAAAAACTGTACCTCGTAACCAACAATTTGAAGCTATTGAGAAGATCGAAGACTTTGAGAAAAAGAAAGAAGTCGCAGATCTTGTAAATTCCGATCAAATAAAAAGAGACAAAGCAGCAAAACAAATACGAGACGATCTTTATAGTAAGGCTCACGAGAGTATATATGCTCGTCAGTCTGATCCGACTAAACGATTTAATACAGTTTCAGAAATGCGTAATGATCCAAAGATCGCACGTATGTGGTCGGACTTGGATAGTAGACAAAAGAGTTCACTTGAGTCGATGGTCAAACGTCCAGACGAATCAGATTATAAAACGATAGATAAAATGGACAAACTTCTTGAGACTAACAAAATAAAAGAAGTTCCTAATCGTGCTGCTTTTGATTCTATGACTACAGGTCTTGATTCAAAAGATTACAATAAGTATTTAAAAGAGTGGGAAAATTCTAAAGATCAAAAAACTAAGTCTTTAGGTACTGAAACTCGTGCTCATATATTAAGTAGAGCCAAACAACAAATGATAGCATCGGGTATATTGAAAAAAGATGGACAAAGTCTAAACAAGAAGTCTTTGAAAAAATGGCAAGAGTTTCAAGATCAGCTAGTTGAAGAGTTTGACACACTAGATCGAGATCAATATGTACAGAACTCAAAGGTTACAAACGATTATATTAAAAACAAGGTTCAGTCTTTTGTAACTTCTCAAAAATCTAAGCCATTTTTTGGGTTTGACTTCTTTAGTTCAAAACCTAAAAATGTTCCTGTAGAGAAAACAAAAGAGCAAGAGAGAAAAGAAATCCAAGACTCTTTAGATAAACTTTAAATATTAAGTAGGTATCATGGAACAAGATAAAAACCTCGTAGAACTTAACGCGGATAACGACTACGATAAATCAGTGAACAGTGTAGAAAGTTATGTATTAAACGACGTTAGTCCTGAATACACTTATCAAAATCCAGATATCTATAAAGCTTTAAAGTTTGAATCGACTAAAGTAGATGTACATCCTAAAGTTACCAAGGTTAGTCAATCAAGTCCTCAAATGGCTACGACTGTTTTGGGGAATCAAAAAGAACGATCTATTTTTGATAAAACTGTACGTGTGTTTGACGCTTTCTCTCAAGGCGCAGGAGAACGGTCTTCTTTGGAGATCGACAATAGTGAATTGTTCTACAAACAAATGATGAGCGACGCTCCTGTAAACCAACTAGGTATCGCTCCTGACGCATTTACAGATGACGACAAGCAAAAACTTATAGACACTACTTTAAAACTAAGAAGTCTTCCTGATTACAGTGAGAATTTTATCGAAGACATTTCTGGTGCAGTTGGTAGCGGATTGGGTACAATCGCTAAAAACGCCAAAGAACGTGCTCCTCTAATAATAGGATCAACCGCACTCGGTGGAGTAATTGGATTTAATGCAGGTGGAGTGGGTGCTGTTCCAGGTGCTGCCACAGGATTTAAACTAAGTTCTACAGCTGCAATTATTGAAAAGTCATACAAACAAGCTACAGGTTCTATGTACGGACAACTTTTGGAAGAGATTCCAAATGCTGATAAGGCTGAAATAAAACAAATATCACAAGCTACAGGAATGGTTAATGCCGCTTTAGATGCTTTGTTAACCAAGGGTATCGCTAAACTTACTCCAGGTGTTAAAGATTTATATATTACTAAAAAGGTTGCCGCTAAAATTGCAACAAACAAGACAGCAATGGCAACTGTTGCGGCTCTTGGTAAAGTAGCTGTCGATCACGGTTCTAATGGAATGATCGAGATGGCACAAGAGATGACTTCAATCATTGGGGAACGCTACGCTAAAGGTGAGTCTTTAGACCCAGTAACAATATTTGAAGATCCTGACATTCAATATAGATTAGCTAAAAGTGGCGCAGCAGGTACAGCAACATCCGGTGTAATAGCAGGATCTGGTAAAGCTGTGGCAAAGACCTACACTGAACTTAAAAATTTAGGTGAGTCAGGAGCTATAGGTAAAGGTGACAAAAAGCCGACGTTTACTATTCGTGGACAAAAAGAAGATGTACAGAAAATAGCAAGATTTGATTTACATCAAAGAGCTATGATCAACGCAAGAGAGGCATTGAAGACTTCTGAATTAAAAAACAAATCATCTGTAGTATACGATGACATTATGTCAGATCTACATGGAGATCAGAATGTTTATGTTCACAGTGATAAGGTTAAACAAATTATTGCTGATGATAGAACTAAAGCTGAAAATTTCACAAAAATTACAGGTGTTGAACTTCCAACAGATGATAGTATATTCCCAGTAAGTCGTGATAAATTTTTCAAACTTTTAGATAGTGATGAGCAAATGTTAGACGCTCAATCTGAAACACCTGATGCACCATTGTCTAGTCATATTGATGATTACTTAAATAAAATTGATGCTAATAAAAAGAAAGCCGCAGAGCTTGAGTCAAAAATTGACGAAGTAAATGATCCTAAAGAGAAAGCTTCGATTATAAATCAGTTGGCTCAGTTAGAAGAAGTTAAGTTAGATGAATTTGGAAGCGTTGAAGACTATGTAAATCAACCAGTAATACCAGACTCAGTTCGAGCTGCTTTACCTGAGACAGTTGTATCTAAACTAGAACAAGACGTGAGAACTGTTAGAAAAGAAGTAGCAGATACTGAAATTGAGATTGAAAAGAAAAAGATCGGTAAATTCGTAAGACTGGATGTAGAAGTACAAAAAGAAGTTGAGATCCAGGAACTAAAAGAAGATCTTAAGAATTATAAAGCTTACGATACTATTGACGCTTTTATGAATCCAAACGCTGGGATCACAGAGTTTGATTTACTATTAAACGACGGTAAACCTAGAACAACATCTAAATATGCTATCAATCCTGAAACTGTTCCTACTAAATTTAAGAATTTAACAGACTCTAAGAAATTAAAAAAATATAAAGTATTCGACAAGAACGGAATCGACGCAGTTGAGTCAGCACAGCTACTCGGATATCAATCAGTAGACGATATGTTTAACGATTTGACACTTGCTGAACCAAGACAAAAAGTAATAGACGACATGGTCGAAGAGCGTACCGCAGAACTTAAGGCTGTGTCAGAAGAAGAGATTGGATTCAGAGACTCTGATATTACTGAAGTGTTGTCTCGACAAGCTAGGATGCACCTAAAAGAGTTAAGCACTTTAATGGACGGATACAAGTCTACTGTTAAAGAAGGATTTAAAAGAGCAGCATTACCGCTGAGATCATTAGATGATTTAAAAATAAAAGCTGTAGAGATCGGGTCAGCTTTAAAAGTAAGAGAGCTAAACGCTAAGACTTTTGAAGTAAACGAAAAACGAATGAACAATCGAGCCGTAACTTTATTCAATAAAGGTGACATTTACGGTACTATGAAGAACAAAGAGAACGCTGCACTAAACGCATTGGTTAGAGCAGAGGTTTACAAGATCAATCGTAAATTAAATAGAAACATCAAGAAGATTGCAAAGCTTGCTAATAAAGAGTCAATGAAAGTATTGAGTGATGCAGGACCAATCTATCAAGATGCTTTTAGTGATATAACAGATGTCATCAGCTTTAATCGTAAAACAGATGACAAGACTAAGCAGTCGTATCTTAACTGGTTGGAAGATCAAGAGTCTAATCTAGACCATCAAATACCTTCCAAGTATCTTGACACTAGACAAAGTGTAAATGATTTATCAGCACAAGCTGCATTGGCGTTATCTGAAACAGCGTTGGCAATTCATGATACTGCCAGAAAGAAATCAAAACTTATTGCAAAACGTGACTTCATAAATGAACAGGTCACTATTGCAGATGTAGCAAATACAGTAAATGCAAAGCTTGCTAATCGTCCTGATTACAAGGCTTCACGATTTGAAACAGCTGATATTAGACAAGATGAATCAGGTGTGACTCGTCTTGCGAAAGCGACTGACACATTTATTGGTGCTCACATCAGAGTAGAGAAAACAATATTCGATACCATTTTAGATCACAAAGATCCGTCTAAATACTTTACTAAAACCTTTTGGGAACCAGCTGAATACGGACGTATTTATGAGTCTAATATTAAATCTAATACAGAAGACTATATCAAAAGTGCAATAGAGACTTACGGTAAAAAAGAGTTTTTTAATCTTGGATATACTGAAATCAATGATCCAGATCTGATTGCAACTAGAGCTTTTAGTAAAACCAAAGTTACAAAACTTGATGTATTAACTATTGCATTAAATATGGGAAATGCTGGAAATATTGATGCTGTGTCTAAAACATTGAAAATGACTGAAGATAAAGTCTTTCGTGTTCTGAGCAGACACTTGACTGAGAAAGACTGGGACTTAGTACAGAAGCACTGGGACTCTTTTGATGGATCTCTTTGGGAAGAGAATGTTAACACTTTGAAAGAAGTCGGAGACAGTATTCCTGAGAAAGTAGAACCTAAAGCTTTTTCTGTCGGTGGTAAAAAATATAAAGGTGGATTTTACCCTATTGCAACTAAACGAAATCAGTTGTCTTGGGACAGAATAAATATGAAGGGTCTAAACCAGATCCAAAAAGAAGCTAAATATAAAGCGTCTATTATGACAATAAACAGTCACAATATTGAACGTGAAGGATTTAATTCAGGATCAATGCTCAATTTTGATTATAGTGTTTATTCTAAAGCCGTTAATGAGATTACTCATGATATAGCTTTCAGAGCACCACTTAGAGACATCGGACAATTGTTAGGAAACGAATCAATTCAAAAAGATATCTACAATGTTTTAGGTGAAACTAATTACGGAGCACTTGTTGGATGGGTTGAATCTTTGGCAGACAAACCAAAAGAGACATCAGGATACCAAGATGTTGGGCGTAAAATAATATCTAAATTCTTAACAGGTTTTCAATTATCAACACTTGGTTACAACATAGGTACAGCTTTAATTCAGCCTACTTCTACAATTCCGGTGTGGGATAGATTTACAAAAGATCACGTTAGTCCTCTCGGCGCATTAGTAGATGTAAGTCAAGACTACATAAGATCTTTGACTAATTTTACGGCAATGAGAAGCTCTGTATTAAATAGTGTTGTTGCTGAAATTGCTAAAGTTTCACCAGATTTTAGAAATCGAATGAAGCAATTGGATGTAGTATCTCAGGGTGCGGAGTTTGATAACACTCCTAAGACCGGAAATAAAACACTCAATAATATTATCGACACTAACAATAAGATGGCCTTTTATGGACTTACTCAAATCAATTTAAGAATGAACGCTGCGACTTGGGTGACAGCTAAAAGACTTGCTGACGCAGGCAAGATTAAAGGCATCAAAGCCGGAGATCAAGCAGCAGCAATTAACTATGCCAACAGTGTAATTAGAACAGAGCTTGAGTCCAATGACATAATGGATAAGTCTGCTGCCCAAAGACAAGAGGGTGTAATAAAACTTTTTACACAATTTTATTCTCAGATGAATGTTATAACTAATAAGTTTATTCAAGCTGGATATGATGCAAAACTTGATTGGATGGACACAACAGATATGTCTGTATCAGACAAGATTAAACATAGAACAATCATTTCAGCTAAACTAGCTAATGCTTTCTTAGTAAACGCTGTACTACCAGCGGCGTACATAGGAGCAATCAGAGGAGTCCTTAAAGGCGAAGAAGAAGAAAAGGAATGGTCAGATTATTTAAAAGGTGGAGCATATCAAGTAGCTGATTCATTCTTGGGATTAAGAGACTTTACTTACTTCATGCAGAATGACATGAAACGAACTCCTTCCATTCCTCTTTACGGATTTATCGGAGACGTTTATATTGCAGGAAACGCAGCGATAGATTTAGCTTGGTCACCAGTGGATTTTGAGTTTAGCAATAAACAAATGAAATCTGTTGTTAGAACATTAGGTGCGTTCAATGTTCCAGCAAAACCTGCTAAATACTTGTACGACCTAGCAACAGGTGAAGATTTAACTAATTTAGACTTCGGTGCGAATGTATTTGATGTCATAGAAAACATTACAAATGATGTTGGTTTTCCTACAGAAGAAGGTGCAATCCAACAGATCAATGACGATGCGACAAGTATGATAGATGAAGTTGATGGTAATAAAAAAGAATTACTTGAGACTGTAAAAAAAGCTACAGAAGTGACAAGTAAATTTGAGAACCCAGAAGGTGATGAAGTCTACTTAGCTGACGTAAATAAAACTCAGACGTTCTCTGAAAGTGAAAAAGCTTCCGTGAAAGTGTTCATGAGAATTGCATCTTTTGCTGAGTCCAACAATGACCCAAATGCTTACCACTCTGATGGAGCAGCCGGAAGATGGCAATTTAAACCAGGGACTTGGAGACCTTTGTCAAAACAATATCCTGAGCTTGGTCTAGGTGACACTCCTCCTTACGGTGAAGACAGTGACAAGGCGCAAAATAAAGCAATGTGGAAGCTTACGGCTAAAAATTATTATCGTCTTGAAAAAGAACAAATTACGCCAAGTTTTACAAATCTTTATAGCCTGCATATTCTAGGTGAGACAGACGGAATACCTGTGTTACAGGCCGGAGAACGCAGTAAAGCACTCTCTATCATTAGTAAAGACGCATTGCTATCCAATCCTATGGCACTACTTGGTGTAACTGGTACTGGTGCAAGAAATCTAGACTTAAGTAAAGTAACTATAAAACAAGTTAGATCTAATATTAAAAACTACATTAAAACTTATGGTGTTGACAGGATGATAGATAATATGGGTCTAGCTAAGGAACAGAAGGTTGCAGCAATTCAGAAGTTGACAACTCGTCTGTAACATATAGTATTTAAGTATGGTAAATAATTATGTAAAATTTGTCTCTTACGTGGGTGCAGGGAATCTTGCAACCTATACATTTCCATTCAAAATCAAGTCGGCTGATGAACTGTTGATCATGGTGTTTAATACCACCACAGGTCTTCCAGTATTCGTTGAGAACGGTGACGACTTAATAAACGTCACATCGGTCACCTTCGACGCTGTTCGTGGTGGTGGATCTATTACGCTGCCTGCGAACTTAGCGGTAGGTCGTAAGCTTTATTTGAAGCTTGGAATTGAATCACCAAAGCAAGAGTTTCAATTTAGAGAGCAACAAGACTTTAAACTTAAACAAATTGAACAAGCTTTAGATTATTGCGTAACGCTTATTCAGCGGTTGTTTGAGAAGTCATCTCGTGCTTTAAGCTTTGGTGATACTGCAAGTTATACAACAGGACTTAACACTGAGATATCAACTCAACCAATACCTTTCGGTATTCCGGTATTTGACGACACAGGTTTAGTGATCGAAATAAAATCAATCGGTGACATTGTGACTGATGCAGGTCTGACATCTGATGCAATCGTATTACCTTATGATGGTTACTCTGCACGATTCAATGAGCAATTCACTTCAACTGATCTTCAAGATACCTTAGATAAAATTATTCAAATTACTTACACTCCACCAACAATCTCATTAGGTGGATCATCAAATTCACTTCGTGAAAAAGGTGCTTCAGTTTCTGGAATCACATTAACTGCAACAGTAGCTAAGCGTTCTGATCCAATTGCTGAGGTTCGCTTCTATCAAGGTGTAACTTTACTTGATACCAAGACTGGAACTATTCCAACAGGTGGAGTAGAGACAACAGTGTACGCTCCAGCGTTCACAGACAACACTTCATTCTCTGCACAAGTGGATGACAATGGTGACACTGGTGGACCCACAACAGTTACTGCAAATACAACATACTCTTTTGTTTACCCTTATTACTACGGAGCAGATCCTGCTGGTTTAACACCTGCACAAGTTGCTGCACTTACTAAAGATATTATTGTATCAACTGCAACTAAAATTGTAGTGTTCTCAGCAATTGATACAGATGTGTTTTACTTTGCATATCCTGCATCTTACGGAGCTTTAACAAGCATCTTGGATGTGAACGGATTCGAGACTATTGGTGCTTGGACATTAACGACAGCCAATATCACAGGTCTTGATGCAACTGCACAGTCTTATCGAATCTACGCTTTTAATAACCCTGTCGTTGCTGGATCGTACCAGTATACATTTAAGAGGTAGTTCATGAGTATTCTAATTACAGACAGCTTTGGTGTTCAGACAACAAAACCAATAGATGATCGTATTACAGCGGCTGACATTACAGCTCGTGATGCTATTGTTGCAGGTCGTAGATTTCAAGGACTTCAATGTTACGTTGTTTCTGATACCAAAACATATGTTCTTAAAACTGGTATCACTAATGGTGACTGGGCTGAGTTGGGTTCAGCTGGAACTCCATCAAATATTATATCTGATACATTTAATGGTACAGGTTCTCAAACTATATTCACTTTAACAAGTGATCCTGGCTCTATAACAAATACTCACATATTTGTTGATGGTGTCTATCAAGCAAAAGCTACCTACTCTATATCAACTACAACTTTAACTTTCACTGAAGCTCCTCCAACTGGAACAGGTAATATACAAGTCAATTATGGTACGGCACTGAGCGCAGGTGTACCAAGTGATGGATCTGTTACAGACGTTAAGATTTCTACTGGTGCTATTACAAGTAGTAAATTTGCAGTAGGTGCTCTCAACGGTGGATCAGCTACAACTTCTATTTCTTCTGATTTAACACTGACTGCAACAAGTGACAGAGTTCAAATGATTGAATCAACTGTTGCAAATACGAATGTAATCTTACCAGACGCTACAACCACTCAAGAAGGTGGAGCAGTTTTCTTTATTAAGAATACAGGATTGATTGCACTCTACATTCGAGATGCAGGTGGAAACTTAATCGCACATATTGATAAACGTCAATGCGCTGCTTTTTACTTAACTGATAACACTACGGCAAACGGTGTGTGGGCTGTTGGTAATGAATCATACGGTAGTACAGCAATGACTGAATTTTTCAACAGTGCTTACACAGCCATCTCAACTGCTGATAATACAGGTGCTGTTGCGGAAATGTGTCAACTCAATGACACTCAATTCATTATTATATGGAATGAAGTAACTACTCTGTTTGTAAAATCTGTAGTGATGAATATTGTAAACAATGTGATCACCTTTGGAGCTATAGTAACGGTAGATTCTGCCGCAACCAATAGAGCACTTTCTATCACCAAACTTACAACCACTACTGCTTTAGCGTGTTATGCTGCTACAGGTACTCAGGTCTTAATGGGTCGAGTATTAACAATATCAGGATCAACAATCAGTGTCGGTGCCCAAACAAGTACAGCCATTACGATTGAAGTAGCCGGAAAAATGACAGCTGTCTCTCAATCGGCAACTCAAGTTCTGATAGTATTCAGACAAGGGACTTTTAATTCTAATGCAGCTTTTTTAACAATATCAGGTGGAATTATTTCAGCTGTATCAGGTGTTACAACAATATCAGGTGCATCGTTTTCAACGTCTGCAACTGTTGTACAATTAAGTCTAACTTCATATGTCAGTGTTTTTAATAGAAGTTCAGTTTTAAGAGCAATACCTTTTACTGTGTCAGGTACGACAATAACTCTTGGTACAGAAGCTATAATATCTTCCATTGGTCAATGTAACTCATTAAGATGCGCAGCTTTATCTTCGACCAAATTTATAGCTGTCGCTACAAATGCAACAGGTAGCACAGGAATATTTGCAATAGCTTCGTCAAATGGATCAACCATTACATCTTCGGGAGATGGATTGATTGACACAATCACAGGAGTTGTATCATCATTTGCAAACGTAGCGGTTCTAAAAAGTGATAAAGTTTTCATACCTTTTAGAAATAACGGAACAAATGCTTTAGGATATTTATTGGCAAACGTATCAGGTAATAGTTTAGTTAACATTTACTTTAACGTATCTTTGACTGCCTCACCTACTGCAACACCAGCCAGTGCTTCAACATTAGGTATATCAAGATCAAAAGTAATTATGACTAATCCTGTTTCGGGAACTCTTGATGCAATGCTTTTTGAACCAGTGGACGTATAGGAGAATATATAAATGCCATTAACTAAGATACCAAGTATAATGATAAGCCCAACGGCTCCAACGATTCAAAGATTCACATCTGGATCTGGAACTTATACAACTCCAGCAGGAGTTAAATATATTCGAGTGACTGTTGTTGGAGCAGGTGGTGGTGGAGCTGGATCTGGCACTGCCTCGTCTGCTGGTGACGGTGGTACTGGTGGGGACAGTACGTTTGGATCATCTCTTATTACTTCAAATGGTGGAGTCGGTGGAACTGATGGAGGAATTGGCGCAACTGGCGCAGTAGGCGGAACATCAACTATCAATGGTCCTGCCTTAACTATTCTATCCGCTGCGGGAACAGGTGGAGGTAGTTATCATCAATACAATACAGCTACTACCTTTACCGCTGGACCAGAGGGCGGAGCTGGTTTTAACGGCGGAGGCGGCGGCCGAACTAACGCGGCTGTTTCTGCAAACTCAGGTTCAGGCGGTAGTGGTGGTAACTCAACAGGTGTTGCTGTTTTACTTGGTAATGGTGGTGGAGCTGGTGGATATAGTTATGCACAAATATCTTCTCCTTCTGCGACTTATGCTTACGCGGTAGGAGCAGCAGGAACGGCTGGTACGGCTGGAACTTCTGGATTTGCAGGCCAAGCTGGGTCAGCAGGACTAATTGTAGTAGAAGAATATTATTAAATAAACCTCTCAATAACGAGAGCTTAATATAAAAGGGGAACACAAAATGGCATCAACAGAAAAATTAGATCAACTGATCGCAGCCAAACAGGCAGAGATTACAGTTTTAGAAACAATCAAAGTAGACATTGCAGCTGAAGTAAGTGCAGCTTACAATGAAGGTTTTGCTGTTGGCGGTGGATCAATCGCTAACGATGGTATCTACACTGAAGCTGAATACCAAGCTGCAATCTTGACAACTGCTGAACCGTTAAATGCTCAGATCGCTCAATTAGCTGCGGCTATTGAAACAATCCCAGCACAAATCGAAGCAGCTGTTGAAGCTTTTAAAGCTGAGATGTTGACTAAGTTAAATGAGCAACAAGCGTCTGAGTCTGCATCTGAGATCGCTTACGCTGACTTATTAAAACCAAAGGTGTAATAATAATTTACTCCCACTGTAAAATGTGGGAGCATTTTAAGTGAGGTATTGATGGAACAACGCATGTTAGATTGGCTAAAAGAAGACATAGCCAAGGTAGATCAAAAAGTAGACAAACTTGACACAGAGCTTAATGACAAGTTAGACTTGATGGCAACAGATATAACATCAATGCTTGAATTTAAATGGCAAATCGTGGGAGGATCAGTAGTAATCTCAGCAATTGTCGGAGTTGTAATACAAATAGTTTTAGCAATTAGTAATTAAAAGGAGTCTTAAATGGCAGTAATTCAAAACACAGGAACGAACTTATCAGGAGCATTAGGTAAAGTAGCTTTAGTTACTTGGACTGCTTTAGCAACATCAGATACTGGTACACCAATTTCTAATCCATCATTTGCAGATCGCTCTGTACAAGTAGGCGGAACATTTGGTGGAGCTACTTGTATTATCGAAGGATCAAACGATGGTGTAACATATGCTACATTAACTGATACGGCTGGTGCAGCTCTGAGCTTCACTACAGCAGGTGTTAGACAAGTATTACAAGTGACTCGGTTCATTCGACCAAGTGTAAGTGGTGGAGCCGCAGTATCAATCAATGTAAATTTATTAACGGTAGGGAAGTAATATGAAATTACAAGAAGCATCAGAAAATATTAAACGATTATCAGTAATGTTCAAAGGTCTTATCGAAGCAGCTGATGAGATTGATAAACTTGGTTCTTTGGAGAATCATGTTAAAGAATTAGAAATTAAAAAAGTAACACTCATTAAAGAGTGTGACACTTTATCTAAAGACAACGATGTGATCATCGAATCAATCAATTCCAATAACCAAAGAGCTTCTGACGTTTTAAAAGATGCAGAATCTAAAGCTTTAGAGATTACCAAGGATGCGCAAAAAATTGCAGAAGATAAGATTACAAAGTCTGCTGCTGATGCAAACAATATTCACGCTTCTTTACTCAATAAAAATAAAGAAGTAGAAGCTTTGTTAAAAAAAGACATAGCTCAGTTGGCATTTGTCAAATCACAAATCTTAGAAGAGTCTAAAAAACTTGAAGTTATTCAAACTCAATTGGCGTCAATTAAAGGGAGTTTATAATGTCATTTTCAAACGCAGCAGAAACAGCAGTTCTTAACCAGATATTCAAGGCGACAGCATTACCTTGGAATGCTAACACAGATTTGTGGCTAGCTCTTCACACAGCCGATCCAGGTGAAGCAGGCACAGCAGTAACAAGTGAGGCAGCTTATACAGGTTATGCTCGAGTAGCTTTAACAAGAGCTTCAGACATTACTGTATCAGGTGCTACAATATCCAACACAAACTTAGAACAGTTTCCAGTTTGCTCTGGTGGTTCAGCAGTATGTACTCACGTATCTATTGTTGATACAGCATCAGGAGCAGGTAATATTATTGTATCTGGTGCATTAAATTCATCTGTGTCAGTAGCATCTGGTATTCAGCCACAGTTCAGTGCTGCGGCATTAGTCTTTACACTAGACTAATATGAATGAATATCAAATGATGATTCATACACCTAGAGCCTTGTTCGATATGTATATCAATCAAATGATAACAGGTCAGGCTTTAACTATAGATCAACAAATTAAGTTTGTATACTTAAAGACTTTATTTGTTGTTGATGTTGAGATTCCAAATCAAGAGGTTGTAGAAGATGCCATTTAAATCAATTAAAGATTTAGTCGATAAAGTAGTTGAAGGAGGTCAATCTCACCGAGGGACCTTCCGTAAAACTATGCAAGGAACAAACACTTCTTCTGGGTTGTGGTATGACTTTTCTATGTATCCAGGTCACCCCGTCACAAATTTCTATGCTTCTACTCCTCTAGTGGCAGCTACGTTGTTATCTCGTGAAGGTATTCAGCTAGGCCAGAATGTTTCGCCTAATACCAAATATCTCAAGAGCGCTACAATGATGAGTGCCTCACCTTCTAATTTTGTGATATTAGATTATCTTTTGTATTATCCATTCATTGATGGGGACAGTACAGACGAGCAATTATTAGATAACACAGTAACGCTTCCAAGATATACAGACGGTCGCGGCGTTAAAGCGATGTTAGTATCTCAGGGTACTTATACAGGCAATGCTGCATATAGAATCAATTACACAAATCAAAACGGTGTTTCAGGTAGAATATCTCAACGATGTACTACGAATACATGGGGTAGCGCAAGTTGTGTGGTTTCATCCGGAAATAGTGGAACATTTTATCCTCAATTTGGATGGCATATTCCTTTAGCTGAAGGTGACACTGGAATAAGAAGTGTCGAATCTATTACTTTTGAAAACCCTAATGGTGGGATTTTAGCATTAGTTTTAGTTCAAGATTTAGGTTGCATGTCTATAAGAGAAAATTCAGTGCCTGCTGAGAAAGATTTTTTAATCAACCAAGGTATGAATATGCCAGTTATTCAAGACGGCGCATACATTGGAATGATCGGATCAGGTAATGCTTCACTGGCAGTTCAGGTATTTTATGGTAATTTACAATCAATATGGGGATAAAACCCAAGGAGTTTTAAATGGGATTTAGCAGTACAGATGATTTAATATCAGAATTAACGGCTGGTAAAAAAAATAGAACAACAGTTAATAAAATTACAAATTCTGGCTTCGCAGGCGTTGCTGGTCGAGCTTATGATTTTAATACATTAGCAGGTTCGCCAACATTTTCAGGGTATGGCGAGCATTTAATAAATAGTTACGCTCCAACTAGTTTATTTAATTGGACACCGAATGGTACTGGCTGGGCAGGTACTTCTGGTTTTGTAAAGACATCCGGAACAGCTACGACATTAACAGCTGATTCATTAAACGTGAATATCGTTTCAGGTAGAACATATCGAGTTCAATTTACGATCTCAGCGTACACATCATCTAGTGTTAATTTTACATTAGGAGGAGCAACAGGAACATTAAGATCAAGTGCAGCAACATTTGTTGAGTTTATTACAGCATCTTCAACAGCAGGTTTTGTTTTACAAGCTTCTGTAAATACAGGCGTGTTTACTGTAAGTAATATTTCAGTAGTCGAATGGGGCGGTTTAACTTCTTTAACATCAGGGTTTAATCCACTGACAGATTCAAATAATCCTTCTATGTATCACGGTGGAAACGTAACACCAGATACAAAACATTTATTAAGTGCAGGATTTATGACGACTGCTGCAACAGGTGTTGGCCAGTTACTGGTTGTAGATTTATTAGGAGCTTATCCTTACATTGATGCTGGTACCGCATCCGTACAGACTTTAGGTAACACAAACAATTTACCTAGGTACACAACAGGGGCTGGAGTTAGATCATTTTTGGTATCTAGAGGTCAAGGTTATGCAAATTCAAACACTACAGTCGGTGCAGGCGCGCATAACTTTTTAATGAATTATACAAATGAAGCAGGTACAGCAAGTAGACAAATGCCTTTCACTGTCGCTTGTACAGCTTCAGCACCAATGGGTCAAATCACTCATTCAGGAATCGCAGCAGGAAATTACTTTCCACTACCGTTGGCCAATAACGACAATGGCATTAGATCAATACAGTCATGTAACTTATCAGCTCTTGCTGGTACAAATACATATTACGATTTAGTTTTATATAAAGAGTTAGCGATGATTCCTATTCCAGCTGCCAACGTGTATTATGAACGTGATTTTGTTAACATGATTCCAAGCTTAGAGCGTGTTCAAGATGGCGCAAAGCTTGGTTTAATTTATATAGCAGGTGGGGCAACAGCAGCAGCTACAACTTTCTTAGGTCATATTGAAACAGCTTGGGGATAATAGATGGCTTTAATTAGGAACTATACAAATTCAAACGGAGTAATCAATCGAGAATTTAATTCTGGTACTACTTCGTATGGAGTTCCTAATACTATTACTCCTCAATCAGCCTTTAAAAATCGTTACCTAGGTGCTGTTGAAAAAAAATCTGGAACACCTAACGGCTATGTTCATCCAGGATCTTGGGTAATGCCTTTAGTGGCTGGTGGCATGAGTTCTTATAGACAGATGGAAGTTTCTATAGTTGAAACACTAGCTATGTTAGCAGGTGGCATAAATGCTGAGGCTAATTTATCTGGATCTATAAACATTACTCAGGCACAGCTTGATCAGATTGCAAATTTACTAGCTTCTATTAGTGGATCAATAACTACAACAGATGCTCAGCTTGCAGCGGTATCGGCATTACAAGCTTCTATTACAGCGAGTATGACAATTACAGATGCTCAACTTGGCGCTATTATAGATTTAATGGCTTCGCTTGATGCTAGCTTTTTATTAACTAATGCAGGAAATTTTGCAACAGCTAATATTAGTGCAGATATGTCGGTAACTACAGGAACAGCAACGCCTGCTCAAATTGCAGCTGAAGTTTGGGATACTATATTGGCAGATCATTTAATTACAGGATCAACAGGGCGTACTCTTTCAGAAATTGTAACAATGACTGAACCTATAACTATAGTAAACGCTATGTTCGACGAACCTGTTGAGCCTGGTTACTCACTGAAAAGTTCTTTACGTTTGATGCTTTCTGCACTTGCTGGTAAACTTTCAGGTGCAGGTATGTCTACGGTTAAAATTAGAGATATAAATGATACAGTTACTAGAATCACAGCAGATGTTGACACAAATGGTAACAGAGATGTAGTAACAACGGATGTGCTATAATGTTTGCAGGTAGTTATTTTACCAAATCGTATTTTACAGGTTTCTATTTCCCACCTAACGGAACTGTTGTTATTGAGGACACCGCTGACTTTTGGCGTCCAATGTTTAGACCTAGACGCCGATAGGTATTGACTAATAACTGTGACTTTAGGATGATGTAGAGACAATACAAAGGAGTATTTATGAACAAGCCAGTAATCAAATATGAACAAGGTGAAGTAATTATCACAGCAGAATTTATCGGAGACTTTGACAAAGATGGAAAACCTTCTTTAAAGTCTGAAAATAAATTAACTATTTCAGCTTACGAATTAGTAACTGAGATTGCTAAAAAAGATATCGCTTTACTTGAGCTTATCTTAAACCAAATCAAAATCGGTTAATATATGAGCGAGAGTCAATCAACTAAAACTAAATCTAACTGGTACGACCCAATAGTTGATTGGCTCAAATTCAACAGTGGATCTGCATTGTTGGATCTGATTATGAAATATGGTGGTAATTATGTTGCTTCTATTGCTGGTGGTTTTTATGGTTGGATACTTAAAACTGCTTTCAAATATGTAGTTTTACCATTTCTAAAACACGCTAAGAATCATATCTTACACGTCAAAGAAGGTAAAGAAGAATTAGCTAAACTCACAGAGGTGACAAGTGACCCAACAAAAACAAATACTGAAGTTGTTGCTGCTGAAGACGATTTTTTTACTCGCCCTTAGTGGATGCAAAGGTAAAGAAGTAGTTGAAGTTCACACTCTCAACATGCGTGAGAATAAAGTTAACACTCGGTTGGTTACATTCGACAATAAAGACTGTTCAATAACGACTCAGTTTGTTGAGACTAATCCTTTAGATCTTCGTCAAAACGGATACATCTGTATTACACCTGAACAATTCAATAAAGGTTATCTTAAATATCAGGACAAACAGTGCAAATAAGAAGTCGCATTTTGCAATTTCTAAAACCTATTCAAATATGGTTTCAGCGTCGTGGATATATTGAGAACGAATTTACAACTGAGATTATTGATTCATTGTTGATGCGAATCAAACCAGGTGACATCCTTTTATCTTATGAATCTGGGCGATATACTTCCATGTTCATCAAAGGTGAATGGGATCATGCTGCTATTGTAAATGAG